GAGCGTGGGCATTGGAGTCTAACATCGCAGTCGAGATGATTCAGTTTCTTAGGTTCAGACCTAACCTATTGTCCGACTTTGACCCCAACCGCAGTATCAACCCGACACCAAGATCGTGGGAGATGGCAAACCAAGTGGATACCGAGTTGCCTAGTGATCTTTACTTCTCCAACATTGCAGGTTGTGTGGGTGAGGGTGCGGCGGCTGAGTATACAGGGTTCAAGCGTATCTATGAGGGACTACCTGATATCGACGCCATCTTACTCAACCCAAGCAAGGCGCAAGTACCAACCGACCCAGCAGTACTGTTTGCGTTAACTGGTGCTTTGGCTCATAAGTGTAGTAAGGATAACTTCGATAGAGTTACCGAGTACATCGACAGATTACCAAGTGACTTCCAAGTTATGTGTATCTATGACGCTCAGAAGATCAAGCCTGAGATTCGCAATACCAAGGCGTTCATCATATGGTCTGTTAAAAATGCTAGTGTGTTAATGTAATTTACTTAAGGAGATACCAACATGAATTTAAATCTTACAACCCTTGCATCCAAGGCGATGCTAGTCAAGCTGACAACAAGGCGGGCTAACCTAACCAAGCGTGACATGGTAGCCGAGGAATACCTTCAAGCCGAGCTAGGGGATACGGCGTTCATTGTGAATAAGAAACTATTCCGTGACCCGATGAATCCAATCAATCAAATCATGAGCAAGGCAGGGGAGGTGTACACCTATCACAAACAAAACACATTAGCGTACATTGACAAGGGGCCTCGACTGTTACCTAATGCAAGGTACTTCGACTATACGACTGAGATGCGTAACCGTATCTCTGAGGTGGATGCAATGATGGCTTTGCATATGCCTAACTACGACAAGTATGTACAGCTTGATGTGTCGCATCGTATAGCTCAGGATAGTGGTAAGGCTAAACCAAGTAAGTATATAGCACCGAGTGCGGATGATTACCCAACGGCTGAAGCGTTTGAGCGTGGCATGGGGCACGACATTAGATTCACACCACTACCCGAGGCTAAACACTTCTTATTCGATATCTCAGACGAGGACTTGAAAGCGTTCGAGGATTCGATGAGTGCCGTTCAGGCTCAGGCTAGGGCGGAGGTCATTAGGAAAATGCTCACACCATTACAACACTTGGTGGACAAACTCAACAAGCCTATTGGAACTGAGGGTGCGATCTTTAGGGATAGTGCAATCGAGAATGTCATCGAGGGCTTGGATATGGCGCAGAAACTTAACATAGACAATGATGAGGAAGTTAATGGTATAGCAGATGTACTGCGCAGTGCAGTCGGTGTGTTCTCCAATAACGGCGATGTGCTTAGGGAGTCTCCAATCGTTCGTGAGAATACTGCTAAGAAGTTAGACGAGATAGCCAAGCAGATGGGGTTCTTATACGGAGGTAACCAATGATTGAACTGAGTGCGTTAGAGGTAGTGCTACTGATCGCAGTAGCAGGGTTGTTGTTCTATAACTATAAGTTGTACAACGATAACAGGGAAATGTGTCGTCATCTCGCTTTGGTAACAAGAACAATAAGCGCCCTAGCGGATGGCGAGGCATCAGTTAAAAGAAACGCCGATGGCGATGTGCAAGTAAACTTAAGGAGAGAGTAACATGGCAACACCAAGTAAGATGGACAAAGCGAAAGCTCAGATTGTCCTAGATCAACCGTTCTTTGCATCAATACTGCTAAGGCGTAAGCTAGTCGAGACCGATAGGATACCAACCCTTGCGGTCAACCAAGCGGGGACTATCTATTACAACAAAGAGTTTACCGAGAAGTTACCAGTACCACAGTTAGTGTGGGGCTTATGTCATGAGGTACTTCATGTGGTCGGTCAACATGCTAGTCGGCGTGGGCATCGCAACCCCAAGAAGTGGAACTATGCAGGTGACGCATGGATTAACGACACACTAGATGATGCAGGCATCGGTGAGCGTATACCGCAGACAGTCAACATGCCAGGCTCTAAAGACGATACAGTCGAGAACATCTACAACGCACTACCCGAACAAGATGGTAACGGTGACGGCAAAGGTGACTTTGGTCAACCAGGTGGTAGTAACGACGGCTTAGGTGATGACATCATCGAAGGCGGTGACGATGGTAATCCAATGACTGAGGATGAGAAGCGTGAGATCGAAGGTCAGATCAAGGTAGAGATAGCCGAGGCAGCTCAAGCCGCTAAGATGCGTGGTAAGTTGTCAGGTCGTTTACAAGATATGGTTACTAGCATCTTGGATGTTAAGACTCCTTGGCATGAGATACTTGAGAAACATATGGTGTCTCAGGTTAAGCAAGGTCAGACATGGCGACGAGCTAATCGTAGGTATCAGGATGTATATTTACCAAGTACAGACAAGTTACCGCAAATGGGAGAACTTGTGATACAAGTCGATGTATCTGGATCTATCAGTAAGCAAGAGTTAGATCACTACAACGGACATTTACAACGCATCATCGAGCAGTGCAGACCTGATAAGACTCATGTTCTTTATACGGACACCGAGGTTGTGCGTCATGATGAGTTTGATTGTGGTGAAGAGTTTCACCTATCATTCTTTTCGGGTGGTGGTACTGACATGCCTGCGGGCTTTAAGTATTGTGCCGAGCATGGTATTCAACCTGATGTATTCGTGTGCTTAACTGATGGCTATACCGACTTTGGTGAACCGCAAGACTATCCAATCGTATGGTGTATTAGTTCAGACATCGAGGCAACACATGGTGAGAACATTCACTTTGAATTAGCTGAGTGAGGGATGGGGGCAATGCCCCCTATTAATTAACTAAAGGAGATATTTATGACAACATCTATTTGGAAAAATGTATTTACTTATGAAGCGTGTAAAGCAACATTTGCTAGGCGAAAGAAAGGCTCAACAACCAAGGCAGTTATGCGTGGTTCACAACTAAGGTATGACGAAGCTAAAGATGAATACATAGTCTCCCTTGCATACTATCGTAATGACCCAATAGACTTGGCATCCGTTAACAAAGACAACATAGCAACTGTACTTAGTACAGGCGATACGATTAGTCATCGCAACAGACTATCGGCTATCTTTAAATGGGAAGTGTATTCGGATTTATCTAATCACCGAACCAATGTAAACCATGTTCGTATGAGGACTAAGAAATACAAATGGCACAACCCCAGCGGAGATAAATGGGAACGAGTATTGTGCGCTACTATGCCTGGTGTCCCTTTTAACTTGGAGAATATCCCATGCAATGTAGGTACTCAGTTCTTAATGACTGATGAGGGTGATGTTAAAGATGTAATCAACTACAAGGGTGACTTCAAGAAGTTAATAACTAAAAAGGCAGTAGCTGATGCTAGACAAACTTTAGCCAAGGTACGCAAGGTTGTTATGGTTATGCTTAAGATGGGTTCGTTCGATGAGGCAATCAAAACTGCTATGACTAGAAGCTATGTTAAGTGGGACGAGAGCGCAATCGAGCGAATCATCGCAATGCCTAACGATGTGACTGGCTATGAGGCAGAGCAGGCGATACAGTATGCGCTATGCAACATGAACATCCCTTGGCGTATAACACTTGAGGACTTAAGACCAAAAGTATTCGAGACTGCTATGAAGTTACTGCGTGAAGCGTATTACTCAACAGTAGATGGTTGTTATGAATATGTGGAGGCATCATGTATGACAAGGAGTTAATAGAAAAGTATCGACATATCAATGTTGACCATGACGAATGGAGTGAGTGGGTAATTACTCCGTTCAAGGAAGCCATGCTAGATATTGGTGTAGATGTTGATAGCGTATTATGGTCTGGGTTTTACAGCCAAGGCGATGGTGCGTGTTTTACTGGTTCAATATACGATTGGGGTAAGTACCTATTGCACTTAGGTTATGACAACCCTATACTAATCCAAACGGCGACGGACGAATGGTACTTTAAAGTTTATCATGCTAATAGATATTACCACCACAAATCGGTAAACTATGACAACGAGATATTCCTACCTGACAATCCGTACAACGAGGAGACAGATGCTTTAAGGCATGACGCATGGATAAACACCATGCAACAGTTCGACCTATTGATGTTAGAGCAAGACATCATTAGGGATTTGGAAGACCACATGAAGGAGGTATACAAGAAACTGCAAGAAGGTTATGAGTATTTAACAAGTGATGAGATGGTTATTGATTTTATTAAACACAACTTACTAGAAGAGGAAATTTAAAATGGCTTATGTATCAATATCAAGAGATTTAATTAACGATATCAAGAAAGGCATGAACAACATGTGTAGTGCTGAGGCTGAGTCGTATCCCGAGGCTACTCAAAGTGTATTAGTAGATTCGTTCGATGATCGTGTGATGGAGTTATTGTGGGGTGAAGATAAGGCAATCATGTCATCCATTCCTGTTAGCTTTACACATCAAGTATCGTCAATCAAAGTTAACTTAATTGTGCCTAATGAAGACGGTACAGTAAGTGATTCATGGAAGAGTAGAACAGAGTTTTACATCAAACCAAACGCAGGCGTTTTTGTTGCTCCTAATCGTGAGAGTAATCCAACTGAACTAACAATTAATTCATTGGCAATAGATGACCCATTCGTTAAAGAGTGGATGGATTACAAGATCACTATGCGTGACATTAATCTTAAGTGGGATAAGTTAACAAGACAAGTTACCACATTCATTGAGGGTTGTAAGTCACTTAATGAAGCTCTTAAGTTATGGCCTGATGTTAGGTTGTATATTCCAATCAAGTACATGGAGCGTGTAGAGAAGAAGGTTGAGAAGAGCAACGCAGTATCATCTAGCGCAGTAGACGCACTTAAAAATATCGACACAGACTTTGCAGTTGGTGCAGTGGTTGGTGCTCGTATGGCGATGGCAGGTAACAAATAATGATACACGACCCAACGCTTAGTTACGCTTTGAATGATCTCCACCTTCGGGTGGATGAACTAGAGAAACGCTTGGCTCGTATCGAGTCAAGACTTGTGCAACTTATGATTCACTTAGGAGCAGACCCGCATGGCAAAAATTAATTCACCTATCACGGCTAATAGCTACCAAGTCGGTGGCGAACATTACACAAATAAAGGTATCCAACCTTGGGATGCTATGGCGGCTTGGATGTCGCCTGATGAGTTCGAGGGCTTCATTCGTGGTAATGCAATCAAGTACTTAGCAAGATACAAAGACAAGGAAGGTTTAAAAGATGTTCTCAAAGCACAACATTATGTCGCTAAGTTGGTGGAACTCATTACGCCACCAGCCCCAGTTAAAAGAGGACGAGGTAGACCGCTTGCTAAAGCGGGTAAACGGAGGTGATATGAGCGTACTAAACACAAACACAGCAACTTCGTACAAAATAATGCAAAGCCCCACATCTTATGACGCAAATACTATGACAAATAGGATAGCACCTACGAACAGACAAATGATTAGCGTAGATATAGAGAAAGTTGAGAATGGCTTCATACTAATATCGCATAGGCTAATGACTGAATCAAAGACATTCCAGTGGATAGCTAAAGATATAGATGAACTCAGAGATTTGATTACCGCTGAGATGGTAGACAAAGTATTGAAGGGGGAGTAAATGGACAACATCTGCGAAACCCATTGGGGTACGGAACCAATAAATACAGAGAAAAAAATAGTTCCTTACAACACAGGTAAATTATTGATTGGATGCAACTATTACCCACATGTTAACTACCACAACGAGGATCAAGACTGGGTGCAAGAGGTTCTACTTGGCATCGAGCGCAGTAGGCTTGAGGATAATTTGTTTGTTGTTGTCATGTATGCACTTGGTATATACACTGTGCTTGGTCTTTTAACAAGGAGTTGGTATGAATCTTAATCAGGGCAAATTGGCGGATGGTCTTATCGACGAAATGCTAGAACTAATTCACAAGTACGACGAAACGCTTTACATGGCAACAGTTATTGGATGCGTAGAGTTAGTAAGGCAACAGTTAATCAATGATGCTATGGGGGAAGATGATGACTAAAGAAGTAATGAAACAAGCTTTAGAGGTATTGAAATCAAAAGACACTTGGGGTTCATCTATTCGTGAAGCAAAAGAAGACGCTATCAAAGCCCTTGAAGAAGCACTAAAGCAAGAGCACGATGAGCCTGATGACTTAACAATTGCTTATATGGCGGGATTATATGACGGTAAAAAACAAGTAAAGCAAGAGCAGGATGAGCCTGTGGGCAAGTTTGCAAAGTTTACCGATGGTATTTGGCGAGAAGTCACAGACGGGTCTGCTGGAGTGCCTCTCTATACTCACCCTAAAGAATGGGTTGGGTTGACTGATGAAGATATAGAAAATTGTTTTGACGAGAGTTGTCATCTTAAGGTTGTTGACCCCAAAGGTGGAATCAAAGGAAGTGTAAATATATTTGAAGTAGGCAGAGCGATAGTACAACTATGCAAGGAGCGCAACACATGAATGAAGTACTCGAATATCTATTGCTGATGACTATTCTTGGAGTAGCCGCTGTGTGGATAACTGCAGTCTTTTGCTTTATGGTTTATTTATTAGGAGTCTATGATGCCGAGACCAAAGAGTGACATCACAGGTGGCGTATATGTAGGTATGCGCATGAGCTTTAGGCAACGAGATATGTTCAATGACCTTGGAGGAACCGCATGGCTAAGAAAATACCTAGATCGACAGCTACTCCAAGAGGAGATACAACTTGGCCTTTCCCCAGGAAACTTCTTACTGAACCCCCCAAACGACAACCAAAAAAGAAAGTAGATACAGAGCAGTATGAAAGGGCGGTATTCTAAACTGGGAGTGCATTTGGTCGTTCGACTTGATGGGGCAGAAACAAGGAAAATTCCCCATGTCCGACATCCTGCATTGCCTTGTTAACCTCCCTCCTCATTCTACTAAAACAAAATGAACAACATTATTACACTTGATTTCGAGACCTTTTATTCCAAAGAATTTGGTCTTAAGAAATACACAACAGAAGCATACATCCGTGACCCACAGTTTGAAGTCATAGGGTTTGCGTACAAGGTCAACGACGGCAGTTCTAAATGGGTAAGCGGAGACGAGGCGTCGCTGCAGCGGGCTTTACTTGCCCTTCAAATCCACAACAGTTATTTGGTTTGTCATAACATGGCGTTTGACGGAGCAATCCTAGCGTGGAAGTTCGGCATCATCCCTAAGTACTATATAGATACCCTCTCAATGGCACGACCAGTTACAGGTCAATCGGTAGGTGGTTCGCTTGCGGCGCTGGCTAAGAAGTTCATGATCGGCGAGAAGGGTACGGAAGTCGTCAATGCTCTTGGTAAACGGCGAGAAGACTTTACCCCCGAGGAACTAGCAAGGTACGGCGAGTACTGCAAGAACGATGTGGACATTACATACACACTTTATCACATACTTAAACAGTTCAACCCGCCCAAAGAGATGTATATACAAGACCTGATGTTGCGTATGTATACCGACCCTGTATTGGTACTGGACAAAGACATTTTGGTTAACCATTTGCACGATGTACAGAACAAAAAAGTTCGCTTGATGGCTAAGATAGATCAGACAATAGGGCGTGAAAGTCTTATGTCTAACCCGAAATTTGCCGAAATTCTGCGAAAAATGGGCGTAGAACCCCCCATGAAAGTGTCTGCTCGTACAGGAAAGGAGGCTTATGCGTTCAGCAAAACGGACACGGAGTTCACCAAATTGCTGGAGCATCCTGACCAACTCGTTCAGGCAGTGGTTAGCGCAAGGCTTGGGGTTAAGTCAACGATTGAAGAGACTCGTACCGAATCTTTTCTTGAAATAGCAAATCGTGGCAAATTACCTATCATGCTTAATTACTGGGGTGCGCATACAGGTCGTGCGTCTGGTGGCGATAAGATGAATCTACAAAATCTCCCTCGTGGTGGCAAGTTGCGTGAGGCTATTACAGTACCTGAAGGTCATGTCATTGTTGCGTGTGACTCTGCTCAGATCGAGGCAAGAGTAGTTGCGTGGTTAGCCAATGAACCGTTCTTACTCCAAGGCTTCACTGAGAACCGAGACATCTATTCTGACTTTGCCTCCACAGTCTATGGTCGCACGGTAACTAAAGCTGACAAGGTTGAGAGGTTTGTTGGTAAGACTTGTATTCTTGGTCTTGGTTACGGCATGGGTGCTGAGAAGTTTAAGAATACTCTAAAGGTCGGTATGGGCGGTATCAGTTTGGACATCGAGCTAGATGAAGCCAAGCGAATCGTAACGCTATACAGAAGGCAATACTCCAAAATCGCCGAGCTATGGAATGTATTTAACCGAATCTTAG